GAAAGCACCGAGTCATTCAGCTATTCTGATGCATTCCGCCTCAAGTATATCTACGAAGGATCTGCGTCTTCTCCACCAACGGTTGATGTTAATGGCAATCTAGTTATTGGTACAGACATTACTAATCGTTTTACGTTTGATGATGGTCAGCGTGAGACTTTCTATGATGTATCAAGAATTGTATTGAAGCCTGGTTTTGCACCTCCTACAGGTCAGATTGTTGTTGCCTTTGATTACTTCGAACATTCTCAAGGTGATTTCTGCACAGTAGACTCTTACATTCACGAAGCAGGTGTTGTAGCTGATGAAATTCCATCTTTCAACAGCACAGTATATGGTATTGTCAATCTCAAGAATGTTATTGACTTTAGACCCAAAGTAGACTCTAATACTATTATCACTGGTTTCCAAGACACCTCATTGCTATCACAGGCAGACTTTATCAGCTTTATTGGTGACGGTGGTTCTGTATCCAGCACTCCATCTTCAAGCAGACTTCTGCCTTACACCATGTCATTCAGCGAGTCGCAGTATCTCGATAGAATTGATGGTTTGTTCTTGAATAAGAAAGGAGACTTTGTTGTTAAGACTGGCAATTCATCGCTAAATCCAACTAAACCAGAAATTATTGAAGACGGTATTCCATTGTCTTACATGTATATTCCTGCTTTTACAAAGAGCAGCAAGGATGTAAGAACTATCCCTGTGGATAACCGTAGATATACTATGAGGGACATCGGTAAGCTAGAGAAGCGTATCGAGCGTCTTGAGTATTACACAACTTTGAGCATTCTTGAGCAGCAAGCACTCAACATGCAGGTTAAAGACACTCTCGGCATCGATAAGACGAAGAGTGGTTTCCTAGTTGATAACTTCGAAACACATAAAGTTGGTAATGTAAAGTCTCTAGATTATTTGTGCGCTATCGATCCACAACAATCAGTTCTTCGTCCCTCGACGAAAGAAGATAGCTTCAATCTGGAAGAAGTCAACACTAGAGATGACCAGAGAACTATTTCTGGATATAAGAATTCAAACGGTGTTATTACGCTACCATATAGTGATGTATCTTATGCGTCGAATGCATTTGCTACAAGAACTATTAATCCAAATCCATTCGTTGTTCTGCAATATGTTGGAGATGCATCACTACTTCCCAACATCGACCAGTGGTATGACACAACTGTTGCTCCTCTAGTAACTGATAATAATACAAATCTGTTTAATATCTTCTTGGCGAAGAATGATGTCAAGGCAGCATTTGCTAGCATTTATAACTCGTTTGTCATTAACTGGGTTGGAGTTAACAACGCCTTCTCTAATATCAATAGTTTCGGAGAAAGCAATAGTGCAAATGCAGAATCCACTGTAAATGCCGCTAGTGTTTCTAGTTCTTCTAATGTAAGCCCACAAAACAATGAGATTGCGAAGGGCGTTGGTTATAAGACTGTAAATGGAACTAGCGTTGCAAACACATTGAGATTCTTCGCAAGATCAATCCCAGTCAAGTTTACTCTCAAGAGACTGAAGCCCAAGACTCAACTATTTGTCTTCATGGATCAGAGAGATGTCAATCGTTGGGTCAATCCAGACTCTAGATTCACTGGTGTTGCTGGTAACTCACTGACTACATTTAACTCTCCTCTAACCACAGATGAGTATGGTAATGCTAGTGGTATCATCTTGATTCCAGCAGGTCATGCTCCTAGAATGAACACTTCTTGGACAGGTGATATTAACACATTGCAGTATGATGAAACATCCGAGGAACTGTACCTTTCAACTGGCGTTAAGAATATCAGATTCACTTCCAGCGCATCAGATGCGCCTCGTGATGGTGTAGATTCTTACGCCGAGGTTAAGTATTACGCTACTGGCGTTCTTCCAGAAAATCCCGTTTCTATTATTTCTACAGCACCAGCCATTTTCAAGGCAAATGAAGGTGTTCAGTTGATTGATAGCAATACAGAAAACACAGCAAGACCTAATCCTCTTGCACAGACTTTCAAAGTGGATAACTTTGAAGGTGGTATGTTTGCTACTGGTGTTGACTTGTTCTTTGCCAAGAAGAGTTCAACTATTCCTTTGAGAGTTTATCTGACTAATATCGAGAGCGAGAAGCCCAGCAAGTATATTGTTCCTGGATCACAGGTTACTTTATATCCAGATACATTCCTTAAGGTATTCTCTTCTGGCAACATCACCATTAAGGTTGGCGAGTTTGTAACTGGCGCTAGATCTCTTGCTTCTGGTCCTATCGCTAAAGTTCTGGACAAGAATAACTTTGAAGTCATTCCTTCTAGTAATGGTGAGATTGTAATTACAAATGAGCAAGTATATACGTTTGTTCTTTCTAATCACAATGGATCTTCTTTCTTTGCTAATGAGGATCTTACCCTCACGTCAGTAACCCAGTTCAACAACGCAAACAACGCAACTGTCGGACTCAAGATTGCTAAAGACTCTGGTAGAGTTTCATCACTTGATGTTACCTCACTGGGTTCTGGATATGAAGGTGCCACGATTACTATTGAAAGCCCACAACTTCCTGGTGGTAGTAATGCTACTGGATCTGCCAAGGTATCTAATGGTCAGGTTTACTTCGCTGAAGTAGCACTTGGTGGTAGAGGATACACAGAGGCACCATCTGTTGTCATCAGAGGATCTGGTAACGGAGCTACTGGCGCTGTAATTGAATCTAAACTGATCATCGATGAACCAGCGGTGAGAATGGGAATTGCTTCTGATGACGGTGTAAGCGTCGATTCCACAACTCCAACCAGATTCAATTTCCATCATCCTGTATATCTTCAGAATGGTGTGGAGTATGCTCTTAATATTGAATGCGACGACACCGAATATGAGATCTGGTCTTCACGTTTAGGAGAGACTGATATTTCATCTGGATTGGTTGTAAATGCACAACCCCTTCTTGGATCTGTATTTAAGTCCCAGAATACTGATAACTGGACCGAAGATCTATTTGAAGATATTAAGTTCACTCTATACAGAGCAGAATTTGATACCTCACGTCCAGCGGAACTCCTAATCAAGAATAAAGATCTTGGATATGAGAAACTAGAATCGGATTGTTTTGAGACCTATGCTTTAGCAAACAGCACAGCAACTTCTGCTTTATTCAAGAACAACAGCAATGTTGTTAAGGTTTACCACAGAGACCACGGTTTCGAGGCTGGTGGAGACTCCAAAGTATTCTTCCGTGGTGTAGAAGATTTTGCTGGTTATGATGAGATTGATATCGAGTCAACTCTGTATACTGTTGCTAACTCTGGTGTTGATTCATATACCATCGTTGGACCTGGCAGAGCAGCATCCACTGGTTTTGGTGGTGGAGATACTATCCTAGCCTCCTATAATAGAAAGTACGAAAAACTTTATGCACAGATTCCTTATCTACAAGTTTCTGGAACAAAAATTGAAAGTTTTGTAAGAACTACAGATATTGTTCCTGTAGATTCTTCAACAACTAACTATGTCTCGTATAATGTCAATAGCATGGAGACTACATTCTTGAATCAGGAGCAATATTTCCTGAACCAAAAAGTTGTGTCTTCCAGGATTAATGAGGTAGTTAATGATATTGATCATTCACTACTCTATAAGATCAACCTATCTTCTGATACATCACATCTATCACCTGTAATTGATTTACGGACAGCATCTGTCAAGACAGTATCCAACCGTATTGATAATGCTTCTGGTTCGGAAGACAGATTTGGTAAGAGATATCAGTCTATCCAAATGTTCCCAGTTTATAAGTTTAGCATTACTGGAAATAATGATGGTCAAGGTGGATCTGATATCCTAGCAACTATCGGTCAAAATGTTGTTGGTCAGAACTCTGGTGCAGAATCAGAAGTTCTTCGCGTGATTAACAATGACGTTTATGTAAAGATCAAGAACTCTTTACAATTTACAGTTGGCGAAGAACTATACTTCAGCACCCAGTCTGATTCTGGTGGTGACTTCGAGAACTTTACTGTAACAGTTTCTAATGAGGGCGTGTTTGAGCAAGTTCCAAACTTTGTCACGGGTTCAACTGTGACTGCTATCAATCCTTCTGTTAGAAGCGAAAAATATGAGAACAAG